CTGCGGACATATCCGATATACTTTTTTCAAGAGCTTTGACTGTTTCAGTCATTTTTACGAGGGCCTTATCAGAATCAGACAACTTATCGTCTTTGTCTTTTTGGGCTTTCTCGACTGCTTCTTGAAGTTTTTTCAGATTAACGTCCTTATCGCTCAAAGTCTTTTGAAGATTTTTAAAATCTTCGGGTTTAATAAACAGCTTGCCGTCAGATGCCTCGATCAGTTTTCCAAAATCTTCGGGACTGATTGAATCTGGCAGGGCTTTCTCATCCAGGGCTAACAGCTTTCTGAACAAGGCTAGTAATTTTTTATCCATTTGGATATATTTTAATATTTAGACTATTTCGTCTTTTTTCTCGACTGGTTTTTCTTCGGGCTTGCTTGTTGCAAATAATTTCATTTCGGCCAAAATTTCTTGCAATTTTTCTTCGGCGTTTTCAACTCCGCGCAATTCATCAATAGCATCTTTATGACTAATCAAATTATTTTCAATCATTTTCGCATACTGCTCAATCCGATCAGAATTATCTTGGATTAAGAATGGTTGATAGACTGGGTCATTATCATATTTATCAACGCCAAATTTATAAGTCAAAATAGCATTATTCATTTGTCTAAAAGCCTTATCCCAATTTAAACGCATGAATCCGATTAAATCCATCATATCAGAATATTGGTAACTTAGAGAAGTGCCAGACACATTCGTTTGGACTTGTCCGGCTGAATGAACAATACCGGTTTTATTTGATATTCGTTTTTCGATAAGATTCAACCAGTTTATAATTTCTTGCCCCTCTTTCAATTCTAAATATTCCATATCATCACTGGCGCCAATTCTGGTTTTTTTCTTTTTACCTCTTTCAATTTTTGTAGTATCGGCCATATCAGATTTGATGACAATATGCGGTTCGGTGTTTTCTTCAATTCTTTTATCAAAATTTGAGGCATTACGATTATAGGCCTTATCTAATTCGGCTAGCTGTAATATTTTAGATTTGCCCTCGTGACTATGTGGGTTTGGAAAATTTGGAATCCAAGAAAATGGAATAATTTTGTCCTTATTTTCAACGGTCACTGTTTTTTCGATTGCCTCATCATAAACTATAACAGAATGTAAATCGTAATAAGTATATTTATATTTGCCGGACCCGACATAATCTCTAAATGCAAACTGAACTAATCGACCACCACTCCAACCAAGATAGCATTTTGTGGGGTCGAGTGAAATAATTTGCGCCCTCTTTGTGATAGGGTCTTTAGGATAATATAGACAAGAGGCGCCACCGCATAAAAAATTTATACCTTGCTCGATTAAAATATTTGCTAATTCATAATCGTAATATATAGACAAAATTTCATCCTCATATTTTTGAGATTTTTCGTGCTCTGTTTCTCGAATTTTTACGCCAACCTCTAACACACCGGTCTGTGGATTACGTGGGAATATACGAGCCATATATCTTTCGATATATTCATTACTGAAATTAAAAACCAGTGCGACATCATCGTCAGAATCTTTTGCGTTTAGTTCTGCGTTTGTCCACTGGTCTGAGTCGAGTGCAAAACTTGATAAAATATCAAATGCACGGCTACGTTTCTCAGTTGTTGAGGTAGCAAATTTTATAAAATTTTTAACTGTAGTTTTGGAATTTCTTGAAGAGTCTTTTAAACTGTTTTCCCGGTCTGTTTCCTGTTTTGTTTTGTAGAAGAAATTAAGCATATATCTTGTAGATTTTTTTTATCGAGATATAGTAAACTAGCTAATAGGCTAACCCATAATTTAAACGGTAATAATCGGGGGCGAGGCTTTAATAAATAGCCTACATCGCGTCTAACTCGTTTCACAAGTTTGCGAGCAACACGCTTGCGGTCTTTGGGGTGTAGTTTTGACATATTTGTGGATAAGTCACTCATTCGACAATAATAGCATAATTTAGATTATCCGTCTACAGTGCCATATTTCTTAGTAATTACGGGGATTTTTGAACACGCGATAGCCAAGGCCATAAGAAAATCAGTTTCTAAATTTGAATCGGCGCGTTGATATGTGGTCATTTCGTCAGCCAATTCAGGAATAAATGGCGATGTTATCAAGCCGGAATCGATAACGGCCTGCAAATGGTCAAGAATATAATCTTTTCTGCCACCGCGAAAATCGACCGGACTAGCAATATCCATACACATTTCCCAAAGCGTATCGCCGACGCCGGTACTGTCCATAAATACTTCTGAGTCACTTTCATAATGGGCTTGTCTAATTTCACTCTCGATTGAACTCCGGGCTTTTTTAGTTGGATTTGCTTTATTAAAATTTTCCCGACCCTTTTCTGTCCAGGGTAATTGAAACGCCCATTTTTTTGTAATTTGAAAAGGTACTTGCGATTTTTTGATTCTCAAGCCAACTGTCTGGTCTGAAATACTTCCACGCCGGCCCCGAGCAAGGTCCCAACCCTCGATATATTTTTGACCGGTTTCGATGCCGGCCTCGAGTTCCAAATTATTATCAAATAATTTTTCGACACGCGAGGCGAACATCATTTCGGCCGTATCAATAAATTTACCTTTCACGACTTGATTGATTTTGCTGTCGCTCCAAGTTGAACATAAATAATCAAATAATTTATGATCAACAAAAGGATTTTCATAAGCAGAACCGCCCCGGACATATCCGCCCTTGCGCTTTATATCATTCTTGACACGATAATAGGCATTTAATCCTTTTGGGGTAGCGTAAAAATCGAGTTGACTATCGCGCCATTTGCGAGTACGAGGCAATAGAATTTTTTCACGGATGAATTCGAGGTGACGCTCTAGCGCAATTTCGTCAGCGGAAATATAGCCGTATTCTTTTCCCTCGATGCTTTCACCTTTTCGCTTTGTAGTTTTATATTCAGTGACAGCGCCGTTAGTAAATCGCATCTGGGTAAATGGGTGCCGGACTATAGATTTTTCCAAATCGCAAAACCAAGGACCTAAAAGCGGACTGTCTTTTATCATGCCGGCCATTCGTTCTAGAACTAGCTCAGACAATTCCTGGGTAATCGCTACATTTAAGGTTTTGTATTTGGGGCCGTCTAAAAAATGTTGGAGTAAAAACCGCAGATGTTTTTTGGCAATAATATCAGTCTTGCCCCAACCGTTGCCAGGATGTAATAAATTTTCCCTTTTAACAGATTTTTCGAGCCATTCCTTTTGGCCTGGATGTGACTTGTAATCTAGAACTAAATCATCAAAAGCAGACCAGTCATTTTTTTCCTGGATGTTTTTAAGTGAAAAAGCGATTATGCGGAAAATCGAGTTTTGCATTAGTAGATAATAGCAAAACTTTCTACTTTAATCAAACATCACTAAAGTTCGACATTAACATCAAACATCAACATTTACATTAAAACTCTGACATTAACACCAAACATCAACATTTACATTAAAACTCTGACATTAACATCAAACATCAACATTTAAGCTTTAAAAGAAAAAAGTGAGCAAACAAGCAAAGCTTTTCTTAAAACTATTATATTAACACCAAACATCAACATTTATATTAAAACGTTGAGAGTGCTCGCTCCGCTCGCAATTAAAGATAACAGACACGAACCTCCTCAAACCTCCAATATTTCCCTTGGTGTCTGGAGCAAGAAACGGTGGAATATAACCCTTACTGCTCTAACGTGGCATCGCATTACTGGACCGGAGCTTTCTCTCGGGCTACGCCCTCGACTTCCTAGCGCGCGTCTATATTCAAGTTGCCGGTCATTATTCATTCACAAGACTTAACAGTCAAACCCCTAGGAAGACCGCGAACTTGCTCTTAAGAGCAAGATCGCTACAACTACAAAATTTCAAATATCAAGTAAAAAAAAGAAACGAAGTCGAGCAATTAAAACAAGCGATTTTATAATTATATCGCTAAACCTCAATCAATCATAAAATCGCTTGTTTGAATTGCTCTCTAATATCTTACTTTAAAATGGAAGTCGCTCCGAGATTATTATAATTATTCACATTTTTTTTATGACCGTCTACGCTCCGCTACGACCGTCACAAAAAAAACGCATCACAATTACAATAAATCTCTACGCTCCAATTAGAAAATTTTAAAGGTTGGCGCAAGCGCCCTCGACTAATTACTTTCGCTCCGCTCATAATAAAATGAGAGGAAAATAGAGAAGTACTAAAAACCCTTTTCCTAGTCGTGTTCGACTAGCCGGGTTTTTAGTACTTCTCTATTTTCCATTTATCATTCCTTGCTACACAAAATAAAATTCGTGGGACGTGGCGCCGTAGATTGTTATCGCATAACGTATATTTCACGAAGTAGGCATTTAGATATTACTAAACTTAAAGTTCTCAGCATCTCAGCAATACTTAATTTCAAAATAAAAATCCTCAGCAACTTCGCGAGAATATGCGTTATGCGAAACAATCCCAGAATAAAAACAGAAATCAATCGCCTATCGGGACAGTCAAACTGTCACCGTTACGCTCGGAAAATGTTCGAGAATATAGCAACTTCACAGACCGAGCGTTTCCTCCGTGCTCCGCTTAACTGTCGAGGCGGGCACGGGACTTTTTTCGGGGCTTCGCCCCTCAGGGTTTGTGCACGCATTTGTTGTGTAATGCCGTGCACCAAGCATTCACATACCAGTGTTAAAAATTCGAGGGCAAACAATATAATCATTTCATTGAGCCATTTGTACGCTCGTTTCACTCGCTACTATCGGGCGCTCCGCGCCCCTCGCTCGCTACGCTCGCGGGGCGCTCGTCTGGCTCGCGCCCAAAAAAAAACGTTGACTGGCATCAACGTTTTTTAAAATATTTAATTTATAACAAAACGCCTTGTTGAATATCGAGTCCGTACTCGTTAGTGGCTCGTTGAAAAATTGCTTTTATATTATTCTCGTCTAACTGCTCGCCATTCATAATTTGGTAGCGCATTTTAGCAAGTTTTTCCAAATCTGAAACCTCTATCTTGTAAGTGTTAGATTTAAATTTCAATAAAAGTTGATCATAAGCGAGGTCCAATAATTCAACGGTTCTTTTCATATGCACGGCTTGGGATGTCACTTCTTCCAGTACATCATTTTTGATAATTTGGGTGGCAAGATTTGTCTTATAAGTAATAAACCCTTTGAAATGCCGGCATAAACTAGCCTCTGAAACTGACACGCCGAATTCATCTTTTGCGCGTTCGCAAATTCTGGCATAATGGGCGCCGTTTTTTCGCCAATCGTGGATTTCTTTCAAAATTCCTGATGAGCATATAGTACAGCGTGAGGAACAGATTTTTTTGAAATTAATCAATTCATCGGGCATTACGGTCGTTCCGCAATTTTCCTTTTTTTCTTCGACTTCTTTATTTTCCATTGCGATTTTTAAAGTTATCCACTCGCTTGATAGTAAGTGAATGTAAGTAAGGTAAGTTATTTATAGAGTTAGAACTTCCTTAGAGAGTTATAACTAACTTAAGAGTAACGTTTTTGAAAATTTTTGTCAAGTGGTGTGTATAAGTCACTAGTTATCCCCATACTTATGCACAGCATCTTTCTACGAACAAACTCCGAACAAACATATAGTAAAAAAAAGTCCTCCCAATATATTATAACATATAATCCGGAGGACTTGTCAACATAATTAATTAAATTTTAGTTTAGTACGGCGGTTGATTTCCACCTTGTGAATTAGATGCTTTATTTTTTGTATTCCAGGAGATAGCTTGCATTTCCTGAAAATGACATTCATAGCCGGGCCGATTATTACGGTAAAGTTTGCATACAGGTGTACACGCGACAGGCTTATCGGGTGTGCTCATGAAAGGACAGATTTTAGGATTTTCCGCCATTTGGTTTTTAGCTTAATAATAAAATTAGTTTTAATTGGCGTGGGTCCAAAAATTGGACATTTTTTTTTGGAACTAGCCCACATCAGCCCGTGGTTGAAATTTGGCAGTTTTCTTGTGAATAACCCATTCCCCCTTGAATTCGTGCCAGACATACATATTATTGTCATTGCCCAGGCCATAAATCCAATAGTAACCAGACGCATTTGGTTGGGGGACTGTGGTTATTTCGATGATTTGCATATGTATTTTGTCGAGGGTCCGCACTTGTCCTTGCGCGTTAACTCAATTTCGAGGATATCAGAATAATCGTGGAGCTTGGTAATATTATAATCAACACCAGAACGCGGATGATTTTCGCGCCGGCTCACATTGATGTCACGCAGTCCAAAATTCCGAATAATTACACTCTGGCCAGTAGCAACGCCAGGCAAAATGCCTTTTTCCTTTTTGTTAAATTCGATGTAAAGTTTATCTGGGTATCTCATATTAATGAATCTGAAGCAGGATAATTAGAATATCAATCTTTCCTGCTAAAACAGAATTGATATAACGCTCTATTTTTTCGACCTTTGCGATTTTACAATTATGACGTATAGCTATCTGTTTTAACGTCTTCCGCTCGGGACTTCTAACTGTTTGCAATGTACGATTTAATATAATCGTTCTTGCAATTCTAACCTGAATAGATTCTTTTGTCATAAGTTTTTGCTTTTTAAATTCATTAATTAATTTATTACGCTCAAAATTATTAGTGCAGTCGCAGAATGCGCTGATCATATCGCTTTCAATAAACGCCAGTCTTGACTCCTTGTCTTCCTCGTTTTTATCGGGGCAGGTGAATGTTTGACCGATAGCCCAGGCGATAAAATTGAAACAGCCGTCTGTCGATAAATGACGCTCCGGCTCATCAGATTTTAGCGCGCCAGGCTTGTAGGGTTTTGGACATTTCATTTATTTTATACTTTTATATTTAATGATCCCTCCGGGTGATTCTTCGTATTTTTCAATAATTTTTTTTGCTTTGCTTTTAAGCGATTTAGTTGGCCACTCATAACCACCATAAGAGTCCCAATTAGTCGGGTTTTCAATCTGTTTGATATTATTGCTTAACAAAACATCGACTAAAATTCTTAATCTTAACAATTCATCAGTAGAAAAATCTAATGTTTGTTTTTGTTTATCCGTTATAAATAATATCGGATGAGCGTCTTCGTCAAAAAAACAGTCTTTGCCTCTGTCCGTGTCGATGTAAAGTTCCATAAAATTATATTTATTTATAAATTCAAGTTTGTACTTTGTAGCTTTTGGCCTATAAGAGTGCGGTGGTTTGGCGTGAATTTTAGTTATTGCTTATTGCACGCCTAGATTTTGAGTCCAGGCTGGGTGGGGCTTTCACCTTTTTTGCATAGCTTTGCATACATATCGAATGATAGAGGTTTTACAGGTTTTAGCCCGGCTAGCTTGCATTTTCTCTTTAGCTTTGTTCGGTAGCGATTATACGCCGGCCAGAGTTGCATGCGATTTGCACTAGCGAGCGCCTGCCCTTGGAGCGAATATTTTGACGCTTTAGTATTATACATTACATTTTTGCTATATCTTATTATTGACATTTTTTTTCGTTACCTCGGGGCATCATATCGATGCCCCGATTTTATTATTTAGGCGTTTAGGGGTTCGACTTGTAGTATATAGAATAGATTGACCGTTCTTCGTCTTTTCGTTACGTCCCCGTGCTTGTCTTTCATTTCGATGAGCGTATAGGACTTTAGGGCTTTTTCCCCTTTCTTGACTTTAAATCCGTCCTGAATCCACTGTTTGAACGTCTTGCAGTTTAGTTGTGGATTATAGTTTTTAGCCTCAGCCTCTCCATAGCGCTCTACTATTTGGGCGCCGACGCACTCTGCTGTGGACTTACTTCCGCGGTACATTGTAGTGGTTAATTTTGGCATAGTGTTTTCTTTAGTGGAGGTTATCCCCTCCTCTATATATAGTATAGCATAGCGGTGACCGATGTCAATGTGGATAAGTCACTGATAGATTTTACCATATTAATAAGGAATATATCCTTCCATAGCCTCAGCGCATTGAGGAGAGTCCGAACAATACCAAACCTCGTGACCAAACCGTGTTTTAACAATTTGTTTTTGACCATAACAGATTCTAATGTACCGTATCATAAAATCATCATAGCGAACACGTCCACAAACGGCACAACGATGCCGTACATTTCTTTTACTTCTCGCTTTTTGCTCTTTTGAAAACATCCTTTTTTAAATTGTTGACTATCCGGATAGTCAACAATCGATTAATAGTTATAATCTAATTATACAGTAGACTATGGCCATTGTCAACATTGTTTAATATGTAGACTATTGCCAGGCAAAACAAAAAACCCGGGCCGTATGACAAACCCGAGTTTTTTGCGGAGCACAGACAAAGAAGAAAACACCCTTTTTACCAATCAATGCTAAATATCAGTTTTTAGTTTTTGGTACACATTGAGTCCAGTGTACAAACCAATAACCGCGTAAGCGATTTTAATATAATCCGATGCGGACAGCCTATTTATAAGAATCAGTAAAAAGGTTAAGAGAAGTAATAGCGCGGATAGCAAAAATTTGCGACCGCCGAATGTGTTAATAGTCATATACCTTTATTTTTTAATGCCGGGATACGAAGAACGTCCCCGGGGTGAATTAGATTAGGATTTTTTAAAACATCCTCATTGACTAAAAATATTTCCATATAGTGACCGCCGTTACCGTAATATTTTTCGCTAATGGACCAAAGTGTGTCACCGTGCTTAACGATATATTGACCTAAGAATGTTTTTAAAGCATCATCCTCATAATTGAATAAACTGATTTCTTGCTCGCTATTCATTTTCATAAATTCGAGGGGGTCGATATAATAACCATTGACCTTGATCCCGAAATGTAAATGATAACCATTGACACCACGCCAGAATCCAGAACGGCCACTAAATCCAACAATATTGCCCCGTTTTACTTTCATCCCTAATTCAACATCAATACTGCTTAAATGGGCCAGGAGAGCGATTACAGTGCCTTTTTGGTCGTCTGTGGCCTCAATGTAGATAGCTTTACCATAGCCATAATTGCGCTCAGGCGTGATTCTAATGATTTTACCGTCAAAAGGGGCCTTTAGAGGCGTTAATTTTGGCATTGCGTAGTCTACACCCTTATGTGTGGCTAATTTGCCTTGATACATAAATTTTACACCAAATTTTTGTGTAAGCGGGTATTTGCTAGGCTCGAGGAATGGTAGCGCTATTTTCATAATGTTTATAGATTAAAAAATTATCAGCTAATAAAAACGCGAATGCAAGACACAGGCTAGAAGTGAACCAAGACTGGCAGGTGAATGAAAAACCGATAGAGAATCCAGAAATAAATAAAATAGCATATTTTTTAAATTCAGTCTTCAGAATATTATTATGAATATTTTTGCGCATTATAAATTTTTTAAATTATTGATAATAACAAAAATTAAATATATAGTAAGACTCGAATAGATCATAATAAAATATAATATTATCGTTTCTCTAGTCATAAATTTAAAAAACAAATTAATAATACTATAAAAATTAAAAAACTTATTATGCATACTTTTAAAATTTTCAAAATGTCACTAATCATTCTTTAATGAAATTACTAAGTTTTTTTTTGTAGAGCCTCCTTAATCCAAGAAATATCCGTTTGAGTAGTTTCGACAATAGTATAAACCTTATTAATTGGACAATCCTTTTGTGCAATTTCAAGCATATTAATTCTTGCAGTTTGATTTTTATAGATATAGACAACAAGACTTATACAAGAGGCAGAAAGGAATCCGACGAGGAGTAAAAGTTGTGCGAAGCTAATTTCAAACATATTAAGATATACACATAATAGTTAATTTTTCCGCTGTAACTATAGAACCAGAATTATCGCAAGTGCAATATAATTCAAAATAGTCACCTGGTTGCATAGTGACCAGAGCAATCCCACTCACGTTTGCAACATAACCGGAAACGCCTAGCGTATGTGTTGATGAACCGAGAGGATCAACTGTGCCATTTATTGCGCCGGCCATAGTCACAAGTATATTGCTAGTATCAGATGAAAAAGAAACATTTCCGGTTATTGTAACAAGTGCCGGCCGGGTCCCAGTATATGTTAGCTTGTTATCTTCGTGAGTAAAATTTTCAAGTGACTTGTAGGCTGTAGTACCGGCCACTTTATAATAGGTGCCAGCAGTTGTGACAGTAGTGCCAGCACTAGAACTTATATAATAATAAAAATTACTAATCGCGCTAGTAATACGAACAGTCAGGATCGCCTTAGCGATTAAATTTAGTGCGTTTACAATATTATTCATAAAATTATATAGAATTTTCAATTCCTAAAAGTTCGTATAAATAAATTAACTCGATGTCTTCGACCTCACCGTCATTGCTTGAATCTGCGACAGTAACCTCAAATTCAATCGAGCTACATTTGTTTAATAAATCTTTGAGTGCGACAACAGTCCGGACCGAAGAATTTACTGTATTAGTCATTAATGTTGTAGCGAAAGTGGAGGCTTGATCTATCTTAGATTTTATTATCACCGACCCATTATCACCTATAGGCTTATGTTTTAATATTAAATACGCCGGAGTATGTCGCTTTAGTATTGCCGGTGTAGTAAAAACACCACTAGTTATTCGAGGAGCAGAGGAATATTCATAACCGGTGTACACGTAAAATTTGTCTTCATTATCGTCATAAGTATAGACTGTTATATTTCCGCCAAAATTATCTATATTGCAAATATTTTCAGAAAAAAGCTTGACTGTATAAAGACCATTTTTTCGATTAATTCTCAATAGATTAGTGTAGTCTACAACAATATATATATAGAATTCGTCAGAGTGTAAAATATTAAGTTGAGCGACGCCAGATTGAGAATAAGAAGTAATATATTTCAAATCAGATTTGTCCCATTCATAAAATAAAATAGTATTACCTTTTTTATTTACAATAATAATTTTATTGTCAAATATATCAAAATCCGACAAAGTAGCTTTTTTAAATTGACGAATTACTTTAGGCTCATCATCATTACCAAATTTTAAGAATTGATCATTATGAGTATAATTTGTTAAAGTAAAATAAATTTCGCCGTCTAACTGTCTTACTTTTTTAATATCGTACTCAGTAGGTGACTCATAGACTAGCGTAAAAGTTGTACCGTCGGATGTCTTAACAATTTCGTCAGCAGTATAAATATAAAGTATGCTGTCATCGGTCAAAAAATAACCAAGAGGAATAGAGTAAACCCAGTCAGTATTTTCCACAAAAGCAGTATATGGAGCGGTTTCGTCAGCATATAATTTCAGCCCTGAATCGTCAAGCCAACACATTAAAATGCCCTCATACAAAACCACCATATATGGAGAGGTAGAACCGTCGGCAAAATTAAATTGTTCGTGTAGAGTATCGATTGGCGTTTGTAGAAATTTCAATTCAACCCGGCTATTAGTATCACTACGCAATAAAATATAACAGCGTTCTAGCGTACTGAATTGATATGTAGAAGATATAGGCTTTAAAGCTGTAGACTTAAGGTTCTCGTGAGTTGTTTTAAATAAATTTTCAGCAAGTTTTAATTTTTGATTATCTTGATCTGGCTCGAGTCCAATACAAGTTTTTAATTTGTTAGGCTTAGACGCATCATAATAATCTTGACCTATACCACCGTCAAGCTTGCTAAATTTAATTTGTTTATATTTTTTACTCATTCAATTTTATAATTTTAAGTAGGCCAAGATAATGCTTATTTAAATCATCACGAATCAACCGTAAATCTTTAGCAGAAACATCCGGCACATCATCCTTGCTAGTTGCAGTAAGCGTAATTAATTTATTGAAATATCTATATTGAGCGCCAATATAAACAAGCTCCATTAGCTTTGCCGGCACATCTGTGTCAGTTCCGGCCACAATAGGAGGCCCGTCGTCTGTGAGAGTAGGCTCTATAAATCCTTTTTTGAAATATATTGCTACTGTATCGACAGCCGTAAACTTTTGCGTAAATTGAATGACTTCATTAAAAATATACCACCTTTGCTCAGAAACAGCGTTGACATTATCTAAATCGTCCAAATTTTTAAGTTCCCGAACCTCGTCATCATCAATACGGATAGCATCGACTTCAAGATTGTTAGTAGGAAGTGACAGCGTCTTGTCACCAATTACAGTTGACTGAGTTGAATCGATTGTATCGACAGAAAATAAATTAGACAAAAAATTAATTGAGTCAAGAATCGGCTGTGTAACTGTAGCCGATGTGTCGCCTAAATATTCTCGAACGATAGCTGTAATTTCAGTCAAATTTTTCATAGTATTTTAGAGATTACTTTGTTAATTGCTCCGGCAATGCCGGAGTGTATCAATAAACTAATCTTTTTGTTTTTCTCTTGGATGCGGAGCTTTACCGTCAAAAACAATTAGCGCCGGGTCTTCACTCATAACAGCAATGACAGCTTTGTCTTTTGTAAAATGGTGATTACGCCCCTCGATATAAATCTTTTTTCTTCCAACACATACCGAATGGATTCCGTGACGTAAATCTTTACGAATAAAATCAACACCTTTGGCATCAGCTTTTGCCTTAGCTTGTGCCTCAGCATCTGCTTTAGCCTCAGCATCAGCCTCAGCCTTGACTCTTGCCTCTTCTTTGGCTAGTGCCTCAGCATCTGCTTTAGCTTTTTTAGCCTCGGCATCAGCTAACGCTTTGGCTTGTGGATTTTGTTGTGACATAAAATATATTTATTAATTTATAATTTAGGCGAAAAACCCATTATCCTCCGCCTAGTTAATTGAAAAACTTTGTTAATGTTATCAGCCGTCATTGCCTCTTTGTAAATTCTTATCATTGCAATTTGGAGTTCGTTCCCACCTGATTGACCGGCTAAATTTCCGATTGTTATTCCCTCAGCCGGGTCGCAATATTCACCATATAATTCTGATTCGTCATCAGTATCGATTAATACACCGTCTTGATATAAACAATGCGCGCCGGCTACAATGTCACAAGTCACAGCCACAAAATGCCAGGCGCTACGAGTCATAGACGCTGAGCCACCGGACATTGATATTTTATTTTCGTCATCATCGTAGAATCCGACAATAACTCTTTTTTGTCCGTCATTAATATAAAATTCATTAGATCCTCCAAAATTAATTATAATGCCGTCAGTAGTGGGAAGAGCAGGCATCGCCACCCAGACCAAATATGTAATTTGAGTTTTTTCTAAATATAGAGATTTGTCGGCGCTATCAATTTTTATTAAGGCACTGTCGTCATCCTTACAAAGTGACGGAGTTCTTGAACCATATAATTTTTCCCGAGTTATATTCCCGGTTGTAATTAAATGATTTGCATTACCAGACAAATCCGGGACCAAAGTAGTCCGAGCCGGCTGTCCTGGGTATAATTCTGCTTGCAAATTATCACGATAATCTGGCAGAGAAAGAAAAGGCGCATTGTAGTCCATAGATTTATTTAATTTATAGGGGGCTAACCCCTTGTTTCTAGTACAAGGGGTTAAAAACCCTTTAAACTAAGATTGTCCCCATGTTAGATTAAAACCCTAAGTATATATTAATAATTAGGAAATTCCATACATTCGAGTACCACCGCCGTTGCTGACTCGCATAGTGTACTCGCCCAGAACCTGCTTGGCATTTTGCTTACCGTTGACTTTATCCCAAATTGGATATACAGCAAATTTACCGCTCTTGTCGCCCTCGAGTGGGCCATAGCCAACGCGATTATAGTCAAGGATTAATGCCTCAGTTGAACGAACATGCATATCTACATGCAACTCGATTTCGTAACCGAACATCGCAACAACATTTATGCTAGTTCCACCTTTCTTATCTTCGACCTTAGTTCTTACAGCGCCCTGATATAATTGCTCGATGTCACCAATAACTTCAGGTGAACCGTGAATCGCAGACGGAAACAGACCGGCTTTGACATGAGCAGTTACAGCAGTATACAACTTAGCTACTGAAATAGCCGCGGCGACATTTGACGTATTTGTGATTAATTCACGAAGTCCGCCCATAGTGCCGATGTGATTGTCAGTGTCAAGATTCCGGATTCCCTCAAGCATTGTATAATTCAAAGTGCGTAATAGCTCTTTCAATTTTTTTACAATTTGGTAATCTAATTCTTTACCATTTGCCATTTTAGACCGGGAAATAGTTCCAGAAACTTGGGCTACATCCTCAAATATTTGACAGTAATTATAACCGTCGGTTTGAGCTGTAAAATTGGCGTCAATCGGGTCACCGTTTTCTATCTGAGCATTACCGATTATGTTGACAGTATGTGAACTAGCATGATCCAATACCGCGGCGGTAGTGGAACCGTGGCCACGAGCATAGACGTCAATTGCTTCGGTATCAACAGATGAAACAATCATAACTTCGTCAGCATCAGTCAATAAAACATCACCAACCCTCAGCTTAGCCTCATCCGTTGTAGTAACAGGCAACGCAGTTTTGTCGGTAGTTGTGTCCCAATCCGCGGAGTCGCCAGATGCGGTGACGGTAATTGATTCACTCCGGGCTGTGTCGTCAATCCATTCGTGCTTTTGCGCAGTAACTTTTTTACCAAATGCTTTGGATATTGACGGCAAAAAATTTACTAACGACAAATACTTCATGTCATCGTCTTTCAATTTTAAAATATCAATAACTGGGCTTAAGTCTTCGCGCTCGTGTCGGTCAGTCGTTAGTATATCACCCATTAAAAATGGCATTGCGCCAACGGCTGATTCAAAATCAAATGCCTTAGCTACAAAAAATAATATAACAACGATAATTAATTTAAAGAAACTTTTCATTTTTTTTAGTCTTTAGAAAGACTTTGTTTTTGTCGCCCAAGACCCAGGACGTCGACAGCGGATTCTTCACCGCCTTTTTCGCCGTCACCTTTGACTTCCTCGATTGCCTCGTCTATATCTGCCTCGCTAGAATAATCTGGTGGGGCAAATTGTTGACTATCACCGTAAAGTTTTTTATTAACTTCGCGCTGTCTGTCAACTATTCCCTGAACTTCTTCCGGTTTTTTACCTATTAATAATTCCGGCAAAATATCAGGAAATTTTTCGGCAAGCGTTTTGGTTTCTTGAACTGCGGACATATCCGATATACTTTTTTCAAGAGCTTTGACTGTTTCAGTCATTTTTACGAGGGCCTTATCAGAATCAGACAACTTATCGTCTTTGTCTTTTTGGGCTTTCTCGACTGCTTCTTGAAG